GTTCGACACATGATCCGTCTCAACGATTCTAAGATCGCTACTGATCCGCTTTTGGCGGGTCAGTCGATCCCGGTCTCGATGAGCGCCTACTTGGTCGTGGACGTCCCCCTCGTGGGGTACGACCAGACCCAGCAGAAGGCTGTGGTGGACGCATTTACTGCGTACCTCACCGCCTCCTCTGGCGCAAAGGTCACCCAGCTTCTGGGTGGCGAGAACTAACGTTCTCCAAACTTGCTGGGGGGGTTTCGAGGCTCTGGATTTATACCCTAAGGGGATAAATGAAAAGCCTAGAAAACCTCTGGCGCTGCATCGCACATGAAGCCGCGATGCAATGTCACACAAGCGCCCTTCTTGACTTAGCAAAGGTCAAGAAGCGTGTCGAACACGAAGGCCTCTCATTCTTTTCGATAACCCTTCCCAACTTTGGAAAAGACTTCGATCGAAGTCTGGACCAAGGTTTTGTTTCGGACGACCTTTTCGCTGGTTTTAAGCGGAAAGGCGGTCTCCCTCTATTTCTAGGGGGTTTCCTCCGTAACGTGTTCGACTCTGATGGTGCGCTGCGGGACGATTCTGAACTCTCAATCACTTCCATCTTCGCTATACGTCAGCTTTGCTACGTATTTTCGAAGATCGAGCTCCCTTGTTCTTCTGTAAGGGAAACTCGAGCGATTGAGTCGTTCGTATCTGCCGATATTGAAACCGGGAACTGGGACGATACCCATGTAAATGGAAGGCACGAGTATGAGGAAACTCTTACTAGTGGTCGTGCTCGTGATCATCTTCTTGATGACCTCGGGCGTATCGCTTCAGTTCTGTACCGGGATGTATTCACGCTGCTAGATCGCAAGATCTACTGCGGGGATATCACCCCGGGTCATGGTCCTGGTGCCGTCTCTGATCGTCTTTTGGGAAACCAGAAGTACGATTTAGAGGAGTGGCCAACCAGGCTAAATTCCATCTTCAACTATGTTGATTATGGAATTCCGAACGCTCGGTATTACGCCGAACGTAACCATGTCCGGTACCCTCTTCCGCACGAGGAACGTCCTTCCAGGACTATCCTCGTGCCGAAGACGCTGAAAACTCCTAGGGTGATCGCTGCTGAGCCAGCTAGTTTGCAGTACATGCAACAAGCTGTCAGCCGGCCACTCTGCGATCTCCTTGAAAGACCTAGTAGCTTGGTCTTTGGTATGATCGGTTTTACCGATCAATCCATAAATCAGGAGCTCGCCCGAAAAGGGTCCTCGGATAGGACTCTCGCCACGCTTGATCTAAGCGAGGCGTCGGATAGAGTTTCAGCTCTTCAGGTTTCCGTTGTGACTAGGAATTTCCCTTGGTTTAGGGAAGCCCTCTTCGCTACTCGGTCCCTGAAGACGACGCTACCAGACGGAAGAATTCACACAATCCGTAAGTTTGCGTCGATGGGTTCGGCACTCTGCTTCCCCATGGAAGCGCTAGTCTTTTTGGCTGGCATTTTCCTTGGGATTGAGCGCAAGCTCATTGCAGAGGGATCCCGCTCCCGCCTAGGTAAGAAGGATGTTCTTTCTTACCGAAACAGGGTGCGCGTCTACGGCGACGATATCATCGTCCCCGTTGACTGTGTCGACTACGTGTCTGGTGTTTTTTCCGACTTTGGTTGGAAAATTAACCCAGGCAAGTCTTTCTGGACTGGAAGTTTCAGAGAGTCTTGCGGAGGGGAATATTTTAGGGGTCACGACGTTACTGTCGTGAAGTTCCGAAAATTATTCCCTGAGACACGTGGAGACGCTCAAGGCGTTGCTTCCCTCGTCGCGTTCCGAAACCTGATGTACCATCGTGGTTTCTGGAACACGGCGAAAGTTCTCGATCATCGGATCCGTAGTTTGCTACGCTACTTTCCGATCGTTGAGAGCACATCGCCTTTGCTTGGAAGAGAGAGCGTTCTGCCTTATCAGGCGGAACGCACTCACCCGTATCTTCACCAGCCACTCAATAGAGGTTGGGAACTACGGCCAGTTATCCCTATCCGAAAGGCTAGCGATATTGGTTCCTTGCTCAAGTGTTTGCTAGTTAGGTCAGAAGACCCAACACACTTGGAGCGCTCAGGACGTCCCTTAGCCGTCGACATGAAGCTAAGGTGGAGACCCCCCTACTGATATGTAGGGAGGGGCAGAAAGGTTTGGAGCCTGTAGATACGT